CTTTTCTCTGCGATTTTTCGCAGTATTTAGAAAACTACGGCGAAGATAGTGATTGCAACACGAAAGCAGCAAGCCTTAGCTGTTTCTTCGCCGAGTTATAAAAGGCATTTTACGAAAGGCGGTAAAATATGGCTGAAATGATATGCCCACATTGTGGAAAGACATTTACACCAACACGGGCAACACAAAAGTTTTGTAGAAAAGAGTGCCGTTGGCGTTACAATGCGTCAAAACACTATGAAAGAAGTATATCTGGCGAACCTGCAACAAAAAGAAGATTATTGAAGCAGGAACAGGCAGAATATAAAAAAACAATATATAACCTTCGAGTCGAAGGCAAGACATACGAAGAGATACACGCTATTGTTGGGTACTATAGCATACAAACAATAAAAGATATTTGCACAAGGTCTGGTGCAAACTTGAAGTTGCGCGAAGCCAGAAACGAAAAAATAATCAAGATGCGCAAAATGGGGTATACAGTGCCAGAGATTTCGAAATCATTGGGGCTTACAGAAACTATCGTTTATCCTATTTGCCAAAATGTAAATGTTGATGTACAAATAACATTTCCACACGAAATGAGAATCTGCAAAGAGTGCGGTAATGTGTTTGTATGTTCACAAAATAAATACAGGCTGTTTTGTTCTGAAAAATGTCAAAGGGCAAATTACCACAGAAAAAACGATCATTTGAGAAGGGCCAGAAAACGAAACGCCCTTGTTGATAATGATATAACACTTGATGAAGTCTTTAAACGTGATAATGGTATATGTTGGCTGTGCGGTGAAAAAACAAACTGGGATGACTATACAATCGTAAACGGAAAGAAATGCGCAAGCGTGGATTATCCGACCATAGATCATGTAATTGCACTCAACAACGGTGGCAAGCACGAATGGAAAAATGTAAGGCTTGCACACTTTGGCTGCAATTCCCGAAAGGGTGTTAAAAATGTTGTGTAATTACATTGATGAATACCATTCAAGAATTAAAGACGGAACAATTATTGTTGGTAGATGGATTAAGTTTTTATATGAGTATATCGAAAAGGGCTTGCAAGATAAGCAATTCTTTTTTGACATTCAAAAAGCTGATGAAGCTATAGGTTTTATTGAAAACAACTGTTACCATACCGAAGGACCGTTAGCACCGAATTTATTGAAACTTGCACTTTGGCAAAAAGCAGCAGTTTCAATAATGTTTGGAATTGTTGATAAAGACGGTAAACGTATTTTTCGTGAAGTTGTGATTGTTGTTGCCAGAAAAAACGGCAAATCATTACTTGCGTCTGCGATAGCTAACTACATTTGGAAACGTGGCGGTTACGGTACAAGGATTTTTTGTATCGCGCCAAAACTGGACCAGACTGCAATTATCTACGATTCTATATGGAATCAAACAACATTATCACCGGAATATCAAGACCTAAAAAAGCGCGTAAGGGAAGGTATTAAATACCATGAGCGAAAAACCGTTGATGATTCTGAATTGCCGAAACACAGACAAACAGACCTGTACATAGAGGCAACAAACAGCACTGTTAAAAAGGTTGCATTTTCAGAAAAGAAATCAGATGGTTTTAACCCTTCTTTAACTATATGCGATGAGGTTGCATCATGGGCCGGGGACCGTGGACTGAAACAATACGAAGTTATGAAGTCTGCGATGGGTGCGCGTGATATGGGTGACAATCCACCGTTTTTATTATCTTGTACAACATCGGGTTATATTAGCGATGGCGTTTATGATGAGATTGTAAAAAGGGCAACGCGTTTTCTTTTAGGTGACAGTGAAGAAAAAAGATTGTTGCCATTTTTATATATGTCTGATGACGTTGATAAATGGGATACATTTGAAGAGTTATCAAAGAGTAATCCGAATTTAGGCGTTTCTGTAAGTTGGGATTACCTAAAAGAAGAGATTGCAGTTGCAAAAGGATCCCTTTCAAAGAAAGCAGAGTTTATCGTCAAATACAACTGCTTAAAACAAAATTCATCGCTTGCGTGGTTACCGGCTCAAGTGGTAGACAAAGCCTACGGTGAGCATTTGGAACTTGAAACCTTCAGAGATTCTTACTGTATAGCCGGTCTGGACCTTTCCCAAACAAGAGATTTAACTTCTGCTTGTGCTGTCATCGAAAAAGAAGGCCAGTTATATGTATTTTCGCATTTCTGGTTACCGTCCGAAAAGATAGATGAAGCTATACAGCGTGATGGTGTGCCATATAACATTTATATCCAGAAGGGCTTTTTATCACTTTCGGGTGATAATTTCATAGATTACCATGACTGTTACCAGTGGTTTGTTGATCTGGTTGAAAAGTATCAAATTTACCCGTTGCAGATTGGATATGACAGATATTCAGCGCAATATCTGATTCAAGACTTAAAAGCGTATGGTTTTCAGTGTGACGATGTTTTCCAAGGCGAAAATCTGTATCCTGTCATACAGGAAACACAAGGGCTTTTAGAAGACGGATTAATTCATATTGGTGACAATGATCTACTTAAAATGCACCTTCTGGATTCGGCTATAAAAATGTCAACTGAACGCGGACGGGGCAAACTAATCAAGATTAACCAGTACCGCCACATAGACGGAACCGCAGCTTTGCTTGACAGTATGACAGTAAGGCAAAAGCATTACGCCGAGATAGGTGAACAGCTTAGAAATGAATAAGAGGTGAAAAGATGTCTTTGTTTGATTGGCTTTTTAAGGGCCGAAGGGAACCGCCCGGAAATTATGAAGGCTTTTTTAAAATGCTTGATGGGTATTCCCCAACCTTCACGAGTTTTCGCGGTGGTGTTTATGAATCTGAACTTATCCGGTCAGCGATCCATGCACGGGCTACCAATATCAGTAAGTTAAAGGTCGAACTTGCAGGAAGTGCAAAACCGGCCCTTCAGAACAAGCTGAAACACGGCCCGAATGAGTTTCATACATGGTCACAGTTTTTATACCGTTTAAGTACGATTCTTGACGTAAACAACACGGCCTTTGTTGTACCCGTTTATGATGACTTCGGAGAAATCAGCGGTATTTACGCGCCTTTACCGTCAAGATGTGAAATCGTGCAGTATGCCGGTATTCCGTATCTTAGATATGAGTTTTCCTACGGCGAAAAATGCGCGATTGAATTAAATTGGTGCGGTATTTTAACCAAGCATCAATACAGGCATGACTTTTTCGGTGAAACCAATGAGGCTCTAAAGCCTACGATGGAACTAATCAACATTCAAGACCAAGGCATCAAAGAAGGCGTGAAATCGGCTGCAACCTATAGGTTTATGGCAAAGCTAACGAACTTTGCCAAAGCTGAAGACCTAAAGAAGGAACGTCAGAGATTCACCGAAGAAAACTTTTCAAAGGATGCAAAAGGTGGCGGTCTTCTGCTATTCCCCAACACCTACAACGACATTAAGCAAGTTGACGTTAAACCGTGGGTCATTGATGCCGACCAGATGAAAGTTATCAAAGATAACGTGTTCAACTATTTCGGGGTCAATGAGGACATTTTACAGAATAAAGCCTTCGGTGATTCATGGTCAGCGTTTTATGAAGGTGCAATAGAGCCTTTTGCAATCCAGTTTTCCGAAGTCATGACACGGATGTTGTTCACTTTCCGCGAACAGTCACAGGGTAACGCTGTAATGGCAACAGCCAACCGTTTACAGTACCTTTCAAACGCTGATAAGGTCAATGTTACTTCAACATGGGCAGATCATGGCCTAGCGATGGTTGATGAGATTCGAGAGGTTTGGAATATGCCACCGTTACCAGATGGCAAAGGAAAAGCCGTTCCCGTTAGGGGTGAATTTTACGATCTAATGACAGGCGAAAAAATCAATACAGGGGGTGAACCGATTGAAGACAGCACAGAACAAGATTAATGAAGGCAGACAGTACAGGAATTTTGATGTATCACGTTTTGAACGCCGTTCAAGCGATGACGGTGAAAAGACTGTTGAAGGCTATGCAACAACCTTTAATCAGCCTTACGAACTATACCGTGACGCATGGAACGGCTACACATACATCTTCCTTGAACAGATTGACAGCGATGCCTTCAAAGATTGCGACATGAGCGATGTTATCATGCAGTATAACCACGAAGGCCGTGTATTTGCCAGAAATACAAACGGTACGCTTGCACTGAACACAGATAACACCGGCTTACATATCCGCGCTAATCTTGGCGGTACAGAGATAGGCCGTCAGCTTTTTGAAGAGATTGAAGGCGGTTACACGGATAAAATGTCGTTTGGTTTCCGGGTAAAGGAAGACAAAACAGAAAGAACTGAAGAACGCAACGAAGAAACAGGGATGACTGTTGTTACCGTTCTTCGGACCATTACCAAAATTTCCAAATTGTATGATGTTAGTGCCGTTAGTTTACCGGCTAACGATGCTACTTCTATATCAGCCAGAAGTTACTGTGACGGATTGATTGCAGAACTCAAGAAGGATTATCTTGAGCGCGAAAAGCGCGAACGGCAGAAACAGAAAATCAGAATTTTAACAGAGGTGTAAACATGGATATTAAAACAATGTCTATTGATGAATTAATTGAAAGACGTTCTGCGATTGCTGCCGAACTTGATGCAGATGGTGCCGATCTGGATGCACTTGAAGCAGAAGTTAGAAGCATCAATGAAGAACTTGAAGCCAGAAAAGCAGCCGAAGCCAAGAAAGCAGATCTTAGAAAAGCTGTTGCCAATGGTGCCGGCACACCGATCAAAACAGAGGAGAGAACAAGCATGACTAATGCAGAAGTAAGAAATTCCAAAGAGTATATTGAAGCATTTGCTAAATACATCAAGACCGGCAAAGACACCGAGTGCCGTGGCCTTCTTACCGAGAACGTAAGCGGTACCGTTCCGGTTCCCGATTTCGTTGAAGGCAGAATCCACACCGCATGGGAGAACGATGAAATCTTTTCCCGTGTTGCAAAGACCTATGTAAGGGGCAACCTTAGAGTTGGTTTTGAACTTTCCGCAACAGACGCTGCTGTTCATACTGAAGGTGACCTTACCGGCCCGGCTGAAGAGGTCCTGACCCTTGGTATTGTTGAGATGGTACCGGCAATGATTAAGAAATGGATTACCGTTTCCGATGAGGTCCTTGCCCTTGGTGCAACAGATTTTCTTGCATACATTTACGATGAACTTACCTACAAGATCATTCAGAAGGCAGCTGATATTGTTATTGCAAAGATCGTTGCTGCCCCGGCTGCATCTGATGGCGATTCTGTAGGCGTTGCCCGTATTTCCGGTGCTGTATCCGCTGCAACAATCATTGACGCACTTGCAGCCCTTGGCGATGGTGCGAGAAACAACGTTATTGTTGCATCCGGTGCGACTATTGCAACAGTCAGAAAAGCGGTCCTTGCCGGTAGCTTTGCCTATGATCCGTTTGCCGGTCTTACTGTAATTCAGAAAGACGGTGTAACAGGTGCTATTGTCGGTGATCTTGGCGGTGTACAGGCCAACCTTCCGGAAGGTGATTCTGTAACATTCAAATTCGATGACATTTCCCTTGCAGAGCATGATATGGTCAAGATTGTAGGCCGTCTGTATGCTGCTATTGAAGTAACAGGCCCGAAGATGCTTGCGCGCATCCTGGGGGAATAACAGCCGACCAGAGCAACGCTGCCCCGGTTAACCTTGGTTCAATGACAAAGGCACAGCTTTTAAACTATGCCGATGAAAACGGGGTGACCGGGGTTTCTGGTTCGATGAAAAAAGCGGATATTATTTCTGCTATAGAGGGGGTGTAAGTAATGACAGCTAGCGATATGTTATCATCTGCAAGGCTTGCCCTTCGGATTAATACAACGGCATATGATGAACAGATTTTAGATTTGCTTGATGCCGGTCTAAAGGATATGGGCGTTGCCGGTGTTGTTATCCCGGCTGAAGCCGATACACTGGTTAAACAGTGTGCAATTACTTACACAAAACTGCATTTTGGTGAACCCGATGACTTCGACCGTTTGAAAGCATCATACGATGAACAGAAAGCACAGCTTTCGACCTGTACGGGGTACACAACATGGATAGATCAGACGTAATCACCCTTGTAGGGGTTACCAAAAGTCAAGATGTGTATGGCGTATGGCGTGAGGAAAAAACACAGCGTGAAATCTTCTGTCAAGTTGGTTCTGTTTCTGCTTCTGAATTTTTTGAAGGCGGTCGGAATGGGCTGAATCCCGAATTTCGTTTTACGGTCTTTTTCGGGGATTATAACGGCGAAAAAACGTTGATATATAATAACCAGTCATACGCCATTTACAGAACCTATCACGGCAAAAATGACCGTTTAGAGTTATATACCGAAAGGAAGGGTGGCACTAATGGTTGTTAACTCTTCTACTTTCAACTTTAAAGAGGTTGTTGATAAATACTTACAGGATTACAACGCCGATGTCATTGAAGCAATGACAGAATCAGCGGATGAGGTAAGCAAAGAAGCCGTGAAGCGTTTAAGGGCAAATGCACGGGCTGAATTTGGTAACGGTAAATATGCCAAGGGATGGGCAAGAAGGCTTGAAAAAGGCCGTTTACGCGTTTCTGCGACCGTATATGGTAAATCGGGAACGTATCAAATAGCCCACCTCTTAGAGCATGGACACGCCACCAGAAACGGCACAGGCAGGGTTTACCCAGATACACCGGCACATCCTCATATAGCAGAAGTAAATGATTGGGCGCAAGATGAGGTGGTAAACAGGATGGTTGACAAGCTAGAAAGGGGATTCGAATGACTTACGAAGAAGTTGCAACGATGATTGAAACAGTCGGCCTTCCCTTTGCTTATGACCATTTTACGGAAACGGCACAGGCACCGCCGTTTATCTGTTTCATCTTTCCCGAATCAAACGATGTGATAGCTGATAACAAGAATTATCAGAAGATCAAAAAACTTCAGATAGAACTTTATACCGATAACAAGGATTTTGCACTTGAACATCGGCTTGAAGGTATTTTACAGTCTTATGAACTGCCTTATACCGACAATGAAACCTATCTGGATAGTGAACGAATGTATATGCACACTTACAACACGGAGGTTGTTATTTATGCCGAACAAAATTAAATATGGCCTTAAAAATGCCCACTGGGCAAAATGCACTGTTGCAGCCGATGGCACTGCAACATATGAGACCCCGGAGGCGTGGCCCGGTTCCGTGAGCCTGTCGATGGATGCACAGGGTAATGTAACTATCTTTAGGGCTGACAACATGGATTACTGGACAGCTGCATCAAACAACGGCTACCAGGGTGATTTTGAATCTGCCTTAGTGCCGGATTCGTTTAGGGAGTATGCACTTGGTGAGTATGTTGATACAAATGACCTGCACGTTGAAGAGGTCACAGGAACATCAAATTACTTTGCTTTCATGTTCCAGTTTGAAGGTGATGTAAACAACACAAGACATGTTCTGTACAAGTGTACAGCCGCAAGGCCATCTGTCGCAGGACAGACCACAGAAGCCAAAGAGATCACACCGGCAACTGAATCACTGCAGTTTACCGCAGGTGCTATCCATATTGCAGCACTTGATAAGGATGTTGTGAAGGCCAGATGCTATGAAGGTGATTCCAAATACGATACCTTCTTTGAAACCGTCACACTTCCAACAGCTGCAAAGCCGTGATAAGGCGGTGACGTAAATGTATAAGGTTTTTACTATTGGGAACGTAGAAGTACCGGCGAACATTACAGCTGCTTTGCCGTACCGGTATCAGCAGGTTTTTCATGAGGATTTTTTAGGCTTTATTGGCAAAGACCTTGAATACAACAAGATTTTTGAGCTGGGCGGAAAAATCCTGTATATTGCCAATGCTTCAGCCGTTAAAAAAGATATGGGCAAGTTGTGCTTTGATGATTTTATCGATTTTCTGGAGCAGTTTTCAAACGGCGATTTGATTGAAGCATCAAACGACATAGTGACGTTTGCTTTTGAATCCACAAAAACAGCTGTAAACCCAAAAGTAAATCCCGGCCCACAGAACGACAAATAACAACAGCATTATATTTACTTCGAGCGGTCCAGATTGGCTTAAGCATAGTCGATCTGGACTTTCTTGATATATGGCAGGTCTATGACATTCTGACGGAAGCCGGGAACGATAGCTATAAATATAAACAGCTTGCAACGCAAGAGGATTTTAATAAATTCTAGGTGGTGAAAGATGGCTAGCAATAGAGTAAAAGGTATCACCATTGAAATTGGCGGTAATGCCACAAAACTAAATGACGCGCTAAAGAGCGTTGATAAACAGCTGTCAACCACGCAGCGCAATTTAAAAGATGTTAACAGGCTTTTAAAACTTGATCCAGGCAACACTGACCTTTTAAAGCAGAAACAAAAAGGCTTGTCTAAAGCCATTAAACTGACCAAAGACAGACTTAATGAACTTAAGGACGCACAGGGCAAAGTAAAAGAAGGTACAGCCGAATGGGATGCCCTACAAAGGGAAATTGTTGCCACAGAACAAGATTTAAAAAGCCTTGAAAATGAATATAAAGATTTCGGTTCAGTCGCACAGCAGAAATTAAAGGTTGTCGGTGAAAAACTCCAGACAACCGGCGAAAGCATCAAAAAGGTTGGTGAAGGCTTAACCAAGTATGTTACGGGTCCGATCGTTGCGATTGGTGCCGGTTCGGTGGCTGCTTGGAAAGAGGTTGATGAAGCCTTAGACACCGTGACTAAAAAGACGGGTGCCACAGGTGAAGCCCTTGCAGAAATGCAGAAACAGGTAAGGAATATTGCGACAGATATACCTGTATCCTTTGAAGACGCAGGAACAGCAATAGGTGAAGTAAATACCCGTTTCGGCTTAACTGGTGAAGCATTACAGAACCTTTCAAAGGACTTTCTGAAGTTTGCCGAGATCAATGAAACCGATGTTAATTCATCTATTGATACAATTCAGTCTGCAATGGCTGCATTTAACACTGACACGGAAAAGGCATCACAGGTCCTTGACCTATTTACCGCAGCCGGACAGCAAACCGGCATACCGATCGAAAGCCTTGCTGAATCTGTAAAGAAAAATGCGGTTGCCCTGCAGGAAATGGGTTTCGGCCTTGAAGATTCTGTCATGTTCCTCGCTGAACTTGATAAAAATGGTGTTGACTCATCTGCAACACTCACGGGCCTTAAGGCAGCGTTAAAGAACGCCACAAAAGAAGGCATCCCGATGAATGAAGCCCTTGCCGATATACAGGAAAGGTTAAAGGGAGCCAAAACCGATACAGAGGCTGCACAGCTTGCTACAGAACTTTTCGGCACAAGGGCCGGTGCAGCTATTGCCGAATATGTCAGAAACGGTCAGCTTGATTTTGAATCCTTAGGCGGTTCACTTGAGCAGTATTCGGGTTTAGTTACTCAAACCTATGAGGAAACACAAGACCCGATGGATGAACTTACAACGGCAATGAATGAAATCAAAGATATTGGTTTTGAGATTGCTGAAGCCGGTGCGCCGATGTTATCCGAAGCACTTGGAAAAGTACGGGATGTTATACAGGACTTAAAAGACAAATGGGATAGCCTTACACCAGATCAGCAAGAAGCAATAGTACAGTTTGCATTATTGGCAGCTGCGATTGGGCCTGTTTTGATGGTCTTAGGGTCCTTGGTAAGTACCGTTGGTTCTTTGATAATCTTCGGTCCTATGCTTGTTGGTGCATTAGGTGCGGTATTGGCTGCGGTCGGCCCTGTAATAGCGATATTTGCCGGTGCGGTTGCAGCCGGTTTGTTACTATACAAAAACTGGGATACCATCAAAGCTAAAGCGATTGAACTTAAAGAAAATGTCGTAAAGAAATTTGATGAAATAAAAACAGGCATATCGGACAAACTGCAAAATGCAAAAGAGATTGCATCCAACAAGTGGGAAGGCATCAAGGCAAAAGCACAGAATAGCGCAGATAACATCAAAACAAAAGTTTCCACTGCTTTTGAAGCGGTCAAGACTGATATCAATTCAAAATTGTCTTCAGCGCAGTCAACGGTTGCATCAAAGTTTGACTCTATTAAGACTGATATCGGCTCAAAGCTGTCTTCAGCACAATCAACAGTGGCATCGAAGTTTGATGCTATAAAAGGCTCTATATCAGATAAGATGGAAGCAGCCAGAAACAAGGTTTCTGATGTGATCTCTGCAATTAAGTCTAAATTTAACTTCAGATGGTCTTTGCCACATTTAAGGCTGCCACATCCGTACATTTACGGACACTTCAGTCTGAATCCGCCAAGTGTGCCACATTTTGGTATATCTTGGTATAAAAAGGCTTACGACAACCCGATTATGTTTACACGGCCTACAGTGTTGCAGACACCTTCTGGCTTGAAAGGCTTTGGGGACGGTCACGGCGGTGAAATTGTACTGTCTGAAGCCAAGTTAAGGCAGATGAGCGGTGACCATAACTACACAGTTAATGTCTACGGTGCAGAAGGTCAGAGTGTTGACGCACTGGCACAGGCTGTACAGCAGAAGTTTGTCCAGTGGCAAAAGCAGGAAGGAGCTGTCTATGCGTAATTACTTTACATTTGGCGGCATAGACAGCCGCGACTATGGGGTGTATATCAGCGGAACTGATACGTTTAAGGCACCGACAAGAAGTTATGACAAGATTAAGGTTCAAGGGCGGAACGGCTCACTTCTTGGTTTGTCTCATAGCCTTGACAATGTTAGTCTTACGTATCCGGCATTTACTTATGCAAATTTTAAAGAAAACATGTCGGCTCTGCGGTCTGTTCTGCTGTCAAAGATAGGCTATCAGATATTAATAGACAGCTACCACCCGGAGGAATACAGGCTTGCTGTCTATGAAGGTGGATTGGATCCGGATGTTTTGGACGGCAACCACGCAGGGCAGTATGATATAACGTTTGACTGTATGCCGCAGAGGTGGCTTAGAAGCGGTTTGGAAGCCATTGAGATTACATCTAATGAAACTATCTACAACCCAACAGAATTTGATTCCATGCCCCTGATTAGAGCTTACGGGAGCGGTACGATAGGCATTAACGATATGACCGTAACTATTGCATCACATTCCAATCCATATATCGACATTGACTGCGACATGATGGATTGCTATTACGGCGCCACTAACTGCAACAGCCTGGTTTCATTCAGCGGAAATGATTTTCCGACATTAAGACCGGGAACCAATAACTTTACTTTGAGCGGTGTAACAAAAATCAATGTTACGCCGAAATGGTGGAGGGTGTAAAAATTGACAAACATTATTGATATATATTTTGATTCGGTCGGTTCTACTGCCACCGCCCCAAGTAAGTTGTGGCAGTGGTCGAAAGGCCAGGTTGTACGGATCAACGGTCTTGACTTGCCGACAGTGTATCAAGTACATTTCAGCAACAACCCGACATTAGGCACAGCCGAACCTGTCGCGGTATCCGGGAATATGGTTTCTATCCCCGACATTTATTTAACCACAGGTGAGCCTGTATATCTGTTTATCTGGTTGTCGGATGAAACCAGTGCGGAAACGGTCCGAAAGGGTACAATTTATGTTGCAAAAAGATCGCAGCCTTCCGGGGAATATGACCCGACAGCCGAACAGCAGACAATCATTGATGGTTTAATCGGCTCTATCAATACTGCGGTTGATACAGCTGAAGGCTATGCAAATTCGGCACAAACTTATTCGGGTAATGCTGCAACAAGTGCCACAGAAGCATTAGACGCAAAAGATGCTGCACAGGGCTATGCAGAACAGGCAAGTCAGACAGCACAGGGCGTAGAAATCCTTGTCAACAGGGCTGAAGATGCTGCGGATGATGCCGAAACCGCAAAACAGGACGTTGAACAGCTTAAACAGGCTGTTGAAGGTTTTGCAGATGACGCAGAGAGCGCAAAAATGGACGCAGAAACCGCAAGAGGTGAAGCACAGGGATTTGCACAGACAGCAAGTGCAAAGGCATCTGAAGCCCTTCAGAGCGCATCACAGGCAAGCCAGAGCGCAGCCACAGCAACCGCACAGGCACAGACAGCAACAGCCAAGGCATCTGAAGCAAGCCAGAGTGCAGAAACGGCAGCCACAAAAGCATCTGAAGCATCTGCATCTGCTACCACAGCAACCACAAAGGCATCTGAAGCAAGCACAAGCGCAAGTACTGCAACCACAGCGAAAAATGATGCGGTTACAGCAAAAAATGCTGCAATCACTGCAAAGACTGGTGCCGAAACAGCCAGAAACGGCGCCGAAGCAGCGGCGCAGAGTGTATCAGCAAGCGCAGCACAGATTGCTACAAATACAAGTGACATTACTGATTTAAAGGCAGATTTAAGTCATGTTTTGAAACTTGAAAATACAGCTTTGCGTACTCCTTTCGTACAAGGTACAGTCGGCAGTGGAGGCATTTTTGAAAGAAACACAAAAAGAATCTGTACAAAGGAATATACAGATGTATCTGCCTTTGAAACGATCAAATATACAGTAACAACAGGTTATAGGCTTCTGATTGCTTTTTATTCAGAACCAAGCGAAAGCGCATTTGTATCATCAAAATATTGGCTTACTGGGTCAGATGTCATTGGCATCGAAGGAAGCTATATGCGTGTTACATATATAAGTGCAGGCGATGCAACACCGTTGACGGTCGAAGATGCTGACAAGGTAACATTGTCTTTTGGGTATGCGTTAGAAACCGCAGTCAAACAGAATAGCGAAAACATTGACGATATACAGACTGTTAAACCGTCAAAGTCATCATTAAAATTCACGGCGAACAAAACAATCGACAGCGGAGGAGTTGTCACTATAAGCAACGGAAGAATATCAACCGTTGATTTCAATGATATATCCGATAAGACAGGCATAGTGTATAGTGTCACAAGTGGTTACAGTATTTTGATCGCATTTTATTCGGAAGCCAATGAATCAGCGTTTGTATCTGCAAAATACTGGCTTACTGGTAGTGGTACACTGCCAAAACAGGGCGATTATTTTAGAGTCACATACAACAGCGTAGGCGGTGCAAATCCGTTGACAGTTGAGGATGCTGACAAGGTAACTTTGTTATACAACTATGAGTTACTTGACAGGGTTAGTCAGATTGACTACTCGCAGAAAAAAATAGTCAATAATCTTGTATCAGATGGACTGTATAACATTCCAGACGTCAAAGTTATTCAAAACGGTACAGAATCTGATGCGTACTATGGTCAAAACAATGTTAAGTATCAGATTGGTCTGCCAGACCATAATATGTTGCACGTTACATTTGATTATATGTATACGCAGAATGTACCGCAGGTATCTAGTGGATGGGTTGATATATTTGGCTATTCAAATGTGTTAAAAGGCACGGAAAGATTGCAGACAGTTGGGCAGTTCGGGATTCTTCCACAGCGTGTATCTGCCGTATGCGGAAGAGGAACGGCAAACAACCAGATTAACCTTAGTTATTCATATATGCAAAGGATGGGCAATCCGTCATTTCTAGTCAAATATGATGGAGAATATACAAGCAGTAATGTTGTTGGAATGGCTATTACATCGGGGACATTGACATTCACCAAAGACAGTGTAACGTTAGCAACGGTTAATTATTCAAACACGGACACAATTCAAAGCCTTGTTGACAAAATTGATACCATTGCAGATATGCACTGCGATGTTATTGACAGCAATGGAACGTGTGCAGACCTGCTGTTTAACAATGGTGTGACAATCAACTTGATTCCAGAAGCCATTATTAGTTTCGGATGGGACAAATCTTGGCACACATTTGAAGCGGTAATAAACAGGACTGATAAAACCTATGTAATGTCGTTTGATGGGATTACAGTTTCGGGTGCTTTTGCAGAACCATCAGTAAGTTATGTTGTGATTGGTGGGGACTTTTATGATGTTACTACACCAATAAGGCTTAGGAATTTGGCTATTGATATTGATTCCTTTGGGGATGCTGAAGTTATTAACGCTCCAGTCAGCGCCGCCGCAACAGCCAATACCATACAGTTAATCAGTGGGAAGAATCCAAGGCTTTTAATTCTCGAAGGCCATGGTATCGTTGTCGGGTCAGATGTGTATGCACAGACATTAACAGACGAACAAGGAAGAATGGCAGTAAGTACGGATAGGCTTGATGCTGTCTTCACCTATGCAGAATCGCAGGGATACGTACCTGTTAAATGGTCAGATGTCATAGCATGGAAACAGGGCAAAACAAATCTGCCAAAAAGATGTTTTACTATCATGATGGACGATTACAGGGTAGAAAACTATGCAGACTATGATAAGCGAAGACCATTTGTTAAACACGGAGTTGATGCAGGTCTTGCCATAGTATCAGACCTTCACGCACTTACAGATGTTATGACCATCAACGGGGAACAGTACACGGTTGCGGAAATGTTCAAAATGATTGAACTTGCAGGATGGTATCCGTGCAGTCACACACGAAACCACAGAAGGAACGGTGATTATACTGCATCTCAGTTAATAGAGGAATTCAAGGCGGATATTTTGTCATGCAACAAACATGGCATATATTCTGATGTACTTGTGTATCCATACGGATCAACAGGATATAACACAACATCCGCCATGGTTCTTTCAGATTTCGCTCTCGGCGTAGATGTTGACGATGGCGGTAATATTTACAACTGCAAAGGAATCAACACATATAAGATGCTGAGGACAGAAATCGGAACAAGGGTAGATCTTGCTAAAGTACTTGCACCATTTGTTTAATGATTTAAAGGGAACTTTTAAACACTGGGGCTGTCTTCGGGCAGTCCCATTTTGTTGGAAAGGAATGATCAAATGATTCCAATCCTATACACAAGCGCAGAAACGGCGTTTACATCCAATGGCCTTGGAAGACTTCGGGATTGTATCAAATGTACGGTCACTGAAGAGCGAAACGGCATCTATGAATGTGAGTTTCAATATCCAGTAACAGGCAGGCGGTTCAAGGATATCGAAGAGGGCTGTTATATCGGTGTGACACATGACGATTCTGGAGACCGTCAGCCGTTCCAGATATACAGGCGGTCTGCTCCGTTGAACGGTATTGTGACGTTTTATGCAAGACATATATCGTATAGGCTCAACAATGTCATGCTTAACCCGTTTACAGCATCCAGTGCATCGGCTGCAATGGCCGGCATAGAATCAAACTCTATCAACACAAACCCATTTACGTTTTGGACAGATAAGACAACATCAGCAGATTTTTCACTTACAAAACCGTCTTCTGTACGCGGGATTCTTGGCGGTGTGCAAGGCTCAATCATTGACGTTTACGGCGGTGAATATGAGTTTGACAGATATATAGTTAAACTGCATGCTGCGAGGGGTGTTAGCTCTGGCGTAACAATAAGGTACGGTAAAAACATGTCTGATCTGGAGCAGGATATAGACACAGGCGGAACATATGATTCTATTGTACCGTTTTGGATGCAGGACGGTGTTCTTGTTGTACCAGACGAAAGGATAATAGGCACAACGAAATTAAAGCCTGTTACCATGGATTTTACCGCAGAGTTTGAGGAGCAGCCAACTAAAACCCAGCTTGCAAACGCTGCACAGTCATATCTTAACAACAACAGGCCGTGGGTCCCGAAAGAAAACATTAAGATTGACTTTGTCCAGCTTTGGCAGACTGAAGAATATAAAGATGTTGCAGTCTTACAGAGGGTTAACCTCTGCGATCGTGTTAATGTGTTCTATCCGGCGCTGGGCGTGACTGCTGAAAATGTCGAGGTCATTAAAACAGTCTATAATGTTTTGACAGAAACATATGACGAAATGGAGCTTGGAGATGCACGTTCTACATTCGCCCAGACCATTTTAAAACAAACAGCTGAACAGGTTGAAGCCATTAGATCGGAAATGCTCACGTCTAGCATGATGGACGATGCTATTGAACACGCTACAGAGTTAATAACCGGTGGGCTTGGCGGTCATGTGGTATTCACACTGAACGCTGACGGAAAGCCGGAGGAAATCCTTATAATGGACACTGACAACGTTTTGACAGCTGTCAATGTCTGGAGATTTAACGCGAATGGGCTTGGACATTCCCACAACGGCTATCAAGGGCCTTATAATGATATCGCACTTACTGCGGACGGACAGATTAATGCTGATATGATTACAGCCGGTTCACTTTCTGCTAACCTCATAAAAGGCGGAACACTAAAACTTGGCGGAATCAATAACGGCAATGGTTTGCTACAGGTCTTTGACCAAAACGATCATGAAATTGGTTCTTGGAGCAAAGACGGTGCAAACATTCAAGGGGCCATTGAATCATCTTGGGCTTTCGGATATCCGCAAGTACGCTATCCGATCGCAACAATCAACCAAAACGGCATATTGGTACGTGGATATTCAATAACACCAGCTTCCGGGCCAAATCTCTATATAGACTTACGGGCGAAGGTCCTTGGCGGTATGGGGCTTAAAGTCAACGAAGACGGTACCGGCAAAATGGTATCTCTTCGCCCGGGCGAAGTCATGGTAAAAGACAACTCTACAGCGGTTGAAGGCAACATTACCTTGACATATCCAATGGTCGAAATGAGTACGCTTGGTTTTTATATTTTTAAGAATAATGCTACCGATATTCCATTTTATGCCGATAAAGACGGTAACGCAGGTTTCACAGGCCAAGTGTATATAAAAAACCTATCAGTATCTGGAACCAAAAAGCGCGTTGTAAGCACATCAAATTACAACAAGAGGTCATTGTATTGCTACGAAACACCAACACCGCTTTTTGGTGATATTGGAGAGGCTGTTATTGATTCCGATGGGCTGTGTTATGTCGACCTTGATGATATATTCGGTGAGGCTGTCGATACCAATATTGAATATCAGGTCTTTGTACAGAAAGAGGGGCCTGGTGATTGCTACGTTAAAGAAAAGCATGGTAACTATTTTGTCATCGAAGGCACACCTAACTTAAGTTTTGCTTGGGAAATCAAAGCCAAACAGCGCGACTATACCATGCTTAGACTTGAGGAAGATTGGGAAGGTTTTGAAGAATACGCAGATGTTGATGAGTTTGGCCTATATGACTCATATATTAAGGAACAGGAGGACATTCTAAATGAAGCAGTTAGCTAGTTTTATAGTTTTAAATGTAAACGGTGGCGATCGTGTATCTTTTACCTATGACGAAGTTAATGAAGATACCGGGGAACTTGTTTCCAGCAACAACAAAGGCTCTTTCTATGCCGTTGATTCTGGATTAAAGACGCATATTGATGCTATCCGTGAATACATCCGGTCAAAGAAGTTGGAGGGTTAAAAAATGGAAGAAATCAAAGAGATTATTGAAGCAGTACATTTTACAAACATGATGTGGTTACTGTTGATCCCGGCTGCAATGATGGGCATTGATGTCTTCACAGGGCTTATCTATGCTTTTATTTCTGAAACCTTTAAAAGCACACGTATGCGGTCCGGACTCGCCAAGAAAGCCGGTGAAATGCTGATTATCGTCATGGGCATGATGTTCTGTTACGGAATGGGTATTCCGAAATATGTCTTATCAGCGGTAAGCCTGTATATCATCTTCATGGAGTTTATGAGCGTAATGGAGAACATGAAGAAACTTGGTGTACCTATCCCGGCATTTGTATCAAAGGTCCTGGATACCGCAAACGATGTTGTAAACAACACCGAGGATATTGATGAGCTGAAAGAGCAAATTAAGGAAATGCAGAAGCTGATTGAATCCAGTAACCTAAAGTAACCTTAGTAACCTTAGAAACCTTATGGGATACCTTCGGGTATCCCTTCTTTTTTTGGAATTTGATTAATAAAAAATGGCTGTACGGACAAGGGGGAACCGTACAGCCAACATGAAGAAAGGAAGTAGAAAATTATGAAAACTTTAAAAACCTGCTATGACCATTATACCATAGCCTGTTTTTATTAACAAGACATGACTGTCATGTTAATTAGCACTACACGAAATCAATAAAAAAATTTCTGGATTTGTTGAAACGAATTTTTTTGATGACAGACCGCCAGAAAAGCCGTTTTTCGGGCTTTGTCAAATCAAGGTATACTTCATCAAGATTCAGCCCGACAAGGCTTTTAAGGCTATCTATGGCGGTTGTATCTGGTTGTTCTGGTATCGCTTCTAATTCAGCCAAAAGATTTTCTTTGTCTTCTTTGTATTCCTCTATGCTGATTAGATCATTGATAAACAATTCTTTCAGCCTATCTATCTTCTTTTCTATTCTTTGCCGTTGTAGGGCTGTATTTGGGGTCTGTTTGGCTTCTAACGCTTCTATTTGGTCAATTATAAGGGTCGGAAACTGTGCGGTTAAATAACGTTCTAAAACAGCTTCAGAAACGATTTTCGAATTGTCACAGGTCTTAAAGGTCCTTTGATAATGTTTCGGGCATCTGTAAAGCAAAGCCCGGTTGCGTCCTTTCTGTTTCCGTGAATAAGATGCCATCACAGCCCCACATTCAGCACACTTTAACAAACCAGAAAACAGATAGTCATATTTTGTTTTTGATGGTCTTCTTTGCATTTTAATCTGTTTCTGAACACTGTCAAAGGTTTCTTTATCAATCAAAGCCGGTGCGAAATCGTCCAGATCGTGAGCGCGTCCGATGTATATTTCACGTCTTAAAAGATTTTTCATGCCGTTCCCGGTCACTGGCAGACCCATCCCGTAAGTGGCCCGGATCGTTTCAGAATATGAGCCGGTTTTATTAAATGTATCAAATGCCAGTCTTACGGCATCGGCTTTATCTGGATCAATAACAAGGTGCTTTCCTTGAATTTTATATCCCGGTGAAACCGTACCACTGATAACTTCGCGTTTGGTCACCTTGTAGGCTTGAACCTGTCTTATCCTTTGCCCGGTGTTTTCTGCTTCAAATTGGGCTATTGACATCATTTGATTGACAATTAACCGCCCTGCCGGTGTGGTTGTATCGTAAACAGGCTCCCAGATGGCAAGCCAGTCAACCTTATGAGCATCTAAAAGGGCTTGTGTATTGATGTAATGACGGACGGAACGAAACCAACGATCAAGTTTGACAAAGATAATTATATCAACCTTATCGGCTTCAACGGCATCAAGTAACTTCTGCAATTCGTCACGGTCCTTTTTTGTTCCGCTGATACCGTCATCAATATATTCACCGATAATTTTATATTTGTTCTTCTTGGCGTACTTCCTTAAGGCTTCAAGCTGTGCCGGAATGGAATCACCTTCTTTAGCTTGCCGATCGGAACTGACACGGGCATAAATTGCAGCACGTTTTTTATTCATCGTTTATCACCTCTAACGCTTTTAAATAAGCCCTTAACTTATCCGGGCCTATCCTTCTACGAAGTGCAATATATTCCATGTATGCGTCTATATTGGCTTCTATCCCCAACAATTCATCACCGGTTGTATTTAACACTGATGCAAGCTGTTTTATCTTCAATACGTCCGGTTCTCTTTTCCCAGATTCATACAAAGAGTATGTAGATTTAGCAACACCAATTAAATCTGCAATTTCTGCTTGCGTCATGCCTTTTTGTTTTCTTGCCTTCTTCAGATTTTCACTAAATTCTGACATAATTTACACTTCCTTTCTGCGAAATAATTATAACATTGACATTTGCGATTTGACAAGACGAACAAAGCCAACAAACAGGGCGAGTTTGCGAATTGTCATTTTTTTACTTGACAGGTTTGCAAAAAGAAGATATATTATAAGCGATGGTTGCAGAACGCAAACATCAAAAAAATAATAGGGGGTGAATCGATGTTCAGAAATCTTAATGCAGAACAGGCACGTTTTGCGATGACAAACGCTGATGTTGCGGAAATGCTTGGTATTTCAAGACAGGCTTATGAAACCAAGAAGACAACCGGCAAATTTACACTGTCTGAAATCCGCAAGCTGTGCAAAAAATTCGAATGTACTTTCGAATATCTTTTTGAAACTGAAGGTGAGGTTTAAAAATGAATACCAATGCAATAATTAAGGCTTTACAGCTGATTTATTCAAATCGCACGGGTAAAGCGGTAAAGGTGGTCTGTAATGAGAGGTAACGAATTGTCCCGTGAAGCCGGTGCGGTAAAGGGGTTTCATGTTGGGTCTGGTGGTTCAAGAAACAGACCATTTGAAGACCTTGCAGCAGCCGTAGTAAGACAAGCTGCATCTGATGACTATCTGGCACGAAAAAAACTTGATGATAATCGTAAATGGTTAAAGAAGAACCACAGATGTTTTGAAAACAGAAGGATTTACCGCAGATATTACCATCACTTATTAAGGCTGACAGGACACGTCAACCGCCTGTATATCAGTGCGCGTGATACAGATGACGCATATAAGACCTTATGCACGATCCGCGACATCTGCCAGTATCCAGAATATTTTTGGATGATGAAGCGCAAAAGATGGTTTGGTAGGACGGTAACAAGGCTTGATGCAATGGTTGATGCAGAATCAACGATAAGGGATGTAAAAGCATTTTTTCATTCAGAGTGGTTTGTTCAGCTGTGCGATGCTGACGGGCCGATGCTTTACAGGCAAATCGTGGAAAACTACAAGTTAGGAAGGAGGCCCAAAGGTGCTGATTAGATTTTTAGAAAGATTGACTGACTTGTTTTTCTGGGGCTTTTGGTGCGCTGGGTGTTTCTTTACCGGTGGTATCTTCGTTATGCGTGACCACCCATACAGGACCATCTTAACAACCTGCTTTTGCTTTGCAATGGCTGTGTTTCTTGCAAACGTAGACAACAAATTAAAGGGGGAATAAAAACATGAAGAAAATCATCAATGGTGAAAAATTAAGGGCTGAAATCACCAAACGGGGGATGAGCCTGCAGCAGGCTTCTTTTGAGATTGGCCATGGTGCGAACTATTTAAGCTGTGCATGTGTATCAAACCGGCTGGAAGAACATGCCATGATCTCATTAGGGGCAAAATTTAACATCAAGGCATCTGACATTCTGGAAACACCGGAAACGGAAACAAACAACCTTGAGGACATTATTTACCGTGCCGTATCACGGGCACTGGTTGAAGCAAAGTGGGGTGCTAAGAATGATTGAAATCGGACGCGATGAGTACGATGAACTTTTAGATATGGCTACAAGACTTTCTATCATCACAGAAATGCTAAAAACAGAAAAAAACTACATTGACGCTGACTTACTGCGGTTGATTGTAGGGCTTACGCCAAAGGGTGAGAAAGATGTATAGCGATGATCCTAACAAAGATTTTTTAGAACATGACAAAAGAGCCGAAGAATGGCTAGAAAGCAGACCTGTTTGCAGTATATGCGGTAAGCATATACAAGATGATTACGCTTTATATCTGGATGACTGGATTTGTTCAGATTGCGTAGAAGAAAACACTAGATATATTTAAGGGGGTTTATATGAAATTCAGAAAACTTAAAGCTGATGAAATTGACTGCCGAGTTTCGACAATCAACGAAAAAGGCTTGTCGTTGTTACTTTTTAAGGATGCTCGCTGTGATATGAATCTACTTGATGAAACCGTAGGAACAACAAACTGGAAACGTTCACACCAGTTAATCGGTGACCGGCTTTACTGCACGGTTGAAATCTGGGATACAGACAAAAATCAGTGGATTTCAAAACAGGACGTAGGCACTGAATCCTACACCGAAAAAGAAAAGGGCCAGGCATCCGACAGCTTCAAACGCGCCTGTTTCAATTTCGGTTTAGGAAGGGAACTCTATACCGCGCCTTTTATCTGGATTCCTTCAGCCAAAACCGAGATCATAAACAAGAACGGCAAGCCGGCAACATATGACCGTTTTGTGGTGGAAGAAATTGACTATGCCGGCGATAAAATCAGCCGTTTGGTTATCCGGGGCAAAAAGGGCATTGTTTTTCAGATGGGCGAACCTGTCACACCAGAACAAAAGAAACAGGCAGAATTTGACCGTACAGGGTCAGAGCCGATCACAGGTTTTATGCTAGATGCCCTTAGAAACCGCATGAAAGCCGATGGGATTGATGAAGGTAAACTTCTACAGCGTATCGGGTTAGATTCATTAGAAGGCATGAAATGCGCGTTATACAGTAACATTTCGAATCATTGGGATGCAGTCAAGAGAGATTGCAGCGAATAGAAAGGGTGAGGACTTATCAATAAAATTTTTCTTATGGGCCGACTCACAAAAGACCCAGAAATTAGAAGCACAGCGGATGGAAAGACCATAGCAAGCTATTCACTTGCGGTCAACAGGTCTTTCAAGCGTGAAGGTGACCTGGATGCAGATTTTTTAAACTGCGTTGCCTTCGGAAAACCGGCTGAATTTGCCGAAAAGTATTTTAAGAAAGGTATGCAGATTCTGGTTACTGGTCGGATTCAAACAGGATCATACACCAATAAAGAGGGCCACAAGGTCTATACAACCGACATCATCATTGAATCACAGGAATTTACCGAACGTAAGCAGGAAACCCCACAGAAGCCCACAGAAGCCACACAGAAGGACGATGAATGGATGAACATACCGGAAAGCATTGATGAGGAATTACCGTTCACATGATAGGAAAACCAGAAGATATTATTAAATGGCTGTTTCAACAGGACCGTGACAAGGTATTTGAAATCAAAGAAAAACGCTTTAAGCGGTCCTTGAACGCCAACGCTTACGCATGGGCATTAATAACAGAGATTGCCAATGTTTTGAGAACATCAAAAGATGAAATCTATCTGAAGATGCTCAAAATATACGGGCAATCAGAACTTGTCAGCGTGGTTTCAACAATAGATGTTAAAGGCTACTTCAAATATTATGAGCCGATCGGAACATCTTACTTACAAGGCAAAGAATTTACGCATTACCGGATTTACAAAGGTTCTTCAGAATATGACAGCCGGGAAATGGCAATTCTGATCGATGGTATTGTATCCGAAGCGAAAGCCCTTGAAATTGAAACCATGACACCGGAACAAATAAGACATTTGAAAGAGGTTTGGGGGAAATGAAAAAAACAGACGGTTTTCATTCAAGGGTTTACACAGATAGGCCCGATTATGCAGATTTTGATTCACCAGAGAAATTTCAAGCAATCATGGGAATCATCATGACAAGACTCAGGCAACACCCGAAAGCAATTTGCTCATATTCTGGCGGTGCTGACAGCGACATTATGATTGATTTGATTGAGAGGTGCCGTGAAATCATCCCATCACTCCCGAAGGTTGATTATGTATTCTTCAACACTGGCCTTGAAATGAAGGCAACGAAAGACCATGTAAAAGAGGTTTCAAAAAAGTATGGTGTTGAAATCAGAGAATGTCGGCCCAAGGTCAACATTATACAGTCTACAAGAAAGTGTGGTGTTCCGTTCGTCTCAAAAATCATGTCGGGTGGGCTTGAAGGTTGGCAAAAGAAAAATATTCCGCTTACGATCAAGGAAGAGTATGACAATGCCGAAGACAAAGCAGCCAAACGCCAGGAATTAAGGGAACGTTACCCGAAATGCGAAAGTACAATCAATTTTCTTTGCTGTTGCGATAAAAACGGAGAGCCAAGGCCGAATATACAGCTTGTTATCAATTCTTCAAAATTCATGTACGACTTCATCAAGGAAAACCCACCAGATTTTAAAATATCCGCAAAATGCTGCGATTACTGTAAAAAGCAATTGGCACACAGTGTTCAGAAAGATTATGAAATGGTAATAACTGGCGAAAGACGGGATGAAGGCGGTATGCGATCCGTGCCAAGACAGGATAACACGGCCTTGTGTTTCACAGAAACCGCTGACCATCACTACAGGCTCCGTCCGCTGTATTATGTATCTGACAAGGATAAGGCGTGGTACAAGGAATATTACGGCGTGAGATATTCAGATGCTTATGAGGTTTACGGCCTTAAGAGAACCGGGTGCTGTGGTTGCCCTATCTCATACAGGGCCGTTGATGACTTGGAAATCATCGGCAAATATGAGCCAAACATTAAAAAAGCTGCTTGGAATATTTTTGGCAAATCATACCTTTATAGGCAAAAATACAACGAGTTTAAAGCAGAGAAATTTGCTGAAGAAAAGAAACGTAAACGGATGCTGAAGGCAACAACAAAAGAAGGACTTCAGCTGACATTTGATGATGTATATAATTTTTAAAATATGTCGAAATCATTATTTTCTGATGAAAAAATCTGTTGGCTTTGCGGTTCCCCATACGTACACCGGCATCATATCTATGGATCAGCAAACCGTAAACATTCTGAAAAATGGGGTTGTTGGGTTTACCTTTGCCCCAGGCATCACAACATGAGTGATTACGGCGTACACTTCAACCGCAAACTAGACCTTGAATTTAAACAGGAATGTCAAAGAAGGTGGGTGAAAAAATACGGTGAAGGATTTGAGAGAATCTTCGGACGAAATTATTTGTAAAATCCCGGTTAAATTACCGGGGCTGAATGAATACACCGCAGCTTGCAGAAGTAATGCTTTTTACGGTGCCAAGATGAAACGACAGGCTGAAGACATGATAACGCCTTTTATCGCAAGACTGCCGGTGTTGAAAGACCCTGTAACAATCCGCTTTGTTTGGTCAGACAAAGGAAGAAGGGATTATGACAACATCTGCTTTGCTAAAAAATTTATCCTTGATGCCCTTGTCAGATCGGGGAAACTCCCAGATGACAACAGAAAGCACGTAACAGGCTTTACAGATGAATTTGTACGGGGTGACTATTCGGTTACCCTGTACATCAGAAAGAGGTGATTGAAACGGCTGAAAGACGAATGTTTACAAAGAAAATAACAGACGGTGATATGTTTACCGCCTTACCGCCAACAACACAGGCTTTGTATTTTCATCTGTGCATGAGTGCTGATGATGACGGATTCAGCAACAAAATCAGACACGCTATGTTTAACGCACACGCTGACAACAATGATTTGAATCTGCTTGTTTCAAATCGTTTCATTATCCCATTTGACAACGGTGTGATAGTAATAAAGCATTGGCGTATGCACAACCTCATCAAATCAGACAGGTATCATAAAACCGATTTTCTTGAAGAACTGTCAACCCTTGTTTTGAAAGAAAACGGGGCATATACAGAAGCCGATGGAACCCAAATGGAACCCAAGTGGAACCCAAATGGAACCCAAGTGGAACCAGAGGTTAGGTTAGGTAAGGTTAGTAAAGGTAAGGATAGTATAGGTAAAACTATAGGGCAACAAGTTGCCGAGTGGTGCGGTGACAACGAAGAACTTAAATCTGCATTTGATGCTTTTATTGACATGAGAAAGAAGATTAAGAAGCCGTTAACAGAAAGAGCGTTGAAGCAGATTATCAAAAAGTTAGAAACCTATGCAGAAAACGGTGATGATCCTGTTGAGGTTCTGGACCAGTCAACAGAGCATTGTTGGCAGACTGTATACGAACTGAAGAAAGAGGAACCTAAAAAGAAATCAATCATTGATGAATGGATGGATGCTTAAATGAATACCGAAGAAACAAAGAAATTACTGGCACTGATTGCGGTCTACTATCCGAACTTTAACCCGGAAAACAAGGCTTTGACGGTTAAAGCATGGTCAGCAACATTAGCAGACATAAGATTTGAGGATATGCAGAAAGCACTGCTTGCATTTGTCAGAACGTCAGACAGCCCGTTTGCCCCCAATATAGGGCAGTTATTGGCAAGGCTTGACAGCATCGAAAACGGCGATATTGATGACGGTGAAGCATGGAACCTTGTTTACAATGCTATCTGCAATTCAGCTTATAATGCCGAAAGGGAATTTGCAAAGTTACCCGAAGTGATCCGTGAAACACTGCACACACCGTCACAGCTTCGGGAATGGGCAACAAGTGACATAAACGGCAATGCCTTACAAGTTATCCATAGTAACTTTTTGAGGGCTTATACACAGGTTAAAACGCGTCAGAAGGACAACAGGCGGTTAACACCAGACCTTAGAAAACAGATTGAAAACAAGGCTTATAAGTGGTTACCGGAACCAGAACAAAAGGAACCCGAAGTGATGACCAATGAAAGTGAAATCAAAGGGTATATCGAAAGACTAAGAAAGGCGGTGAACGGATGAAATATTTTATCATTACTCTTCTGCTTGTTTTGGTGCCGATCGTGGGCGGTTGCATCTTAGCAATCCTTGACACCATGTGGGATATTGCAGAAGGCTTTGACAAGGGGTGGTACGATGTGGATTGAACTGCATTTAAAGACAGGCGAACGCGCATTAATCAGCATTAACGAAATAAGGGCAGTTATAGAAGGGCATGGACACACAACATATATAGCCATAAGCGGTGACACAGATATTCATGTTCATGAATCCTATGATGATGTTGTGAGTGCCATTATACGGCGAAATTGCGGTGGTGTGGAATGATACCGGCATTGATTGTAAATATCATCTGGACCATAGCGTGTTTGGCTTTAAATAACTCATGGAGCCGATATGTTAAGGGGGTAGAAAATGAATCTGATTGATAAAGATGCTTTGATTGAAGCACTAGGCATTGAAACGGATTGTTATGACTGTGAACACGAAAGAATGAAATATCACTGTGACCTTGACCCGGTAGAAGCCTGTACAAAGATCATTGAAGCACCAGTTGTAACGGTGACAACAGAATCAGTGGAAAAAGCGATAGAGGTGCTTAAAAACGCTGCTTGGCTTGGGGCTGTCTATTCCTTTGAGGAAACCGAAGAAGCTGTTAAAACGGCAATTAGAGCGTTACAGGTGACATCCGCACAGCATAACGTGCATGATTTCCCCAAAGATGCAGATTGTATCAGCAGAGCGGATGCGATTGATGCGGTTAAGAAAAACACATTTCGCCTTACGTTTGCGGAAGAACAGAGCTGCGAAGGTCATGTGGCGTGGAGTGCCGAAGCTGTTTACAGTGATGTGATGGAAGGGGCATTGCTAGAATTGCCATCTGCACAGCCAGAAATCATACGGTGTACAGAATGTAAGCATTATCGAGAGTACGATTCAAAATATGTTAAAAACGCTGTGGTTGTACAGTGCATGGCAGACAGATATCCAATAAGCGAAACAATACCAGATGGATGGTTTTGCGCAGGCGCGGAAAGGAGAACCGATGAGTGATTTAATTAGCAGACAGGCGGCGATTGATTCGTTGCATATGCACCTTATGTATCGTATGGGTACAGATAGCAACAAAAAACGGCTTGATGAATGGATCAATAATCTGCCATCCGTACAGCCAGAACAGCGATACACTGAGGAAGAACTAAGGGTATTCGCTCACGGAATTTCATTAAGTCTTTTGTCAAAGCGGTCGGCTCAGCATTGGCGATATGATGAAGACACGGCTACAGAAATTAAGTTCCTTGAACGGCTTTACGAGAAGGTTGGAGCGGATATGAGAGGTGAACAGGATGAGTGATTTGATAAGCAGACAGGCGGCGATTGATGCGCTTGGCGGAAACGAACCAGTCGGTGACCCGTCAAAAATGGATGATGATGACGTGGTCAAAATGTGGGAGCGAATCAGAATCATAAATATTATTAACAAGTTGCCATCCGCACAGCCAGAACCAAAGGAAATCGGATATGCCGAGTGTGCAAGTGCGATGCTGAAGATGTGGATGGACAATGTTCTGACTGATGGCGAATACAACCACATCATGGACAAGCTGAATAAGCATTGGGGCAAGAAGGAAGGTGAAACGCATGACTAGAGAAGAAGCAATCGAAAAGTTGAAAAGCTATGACCCCATGAGCATGATGCCTGCATTGCAAATGGCAATCAAAGCACTTGAAGAACCGCAGTGGATTCCGTGCAGTGAGAGGTTGCCTAAAGTGCATGAATCAGGAAATTCTTTTTCGGGTATATATATGCAATCGAATCCTGTTCTGGTCTATGGCACTTGCGAGTATGAGGACAATGCACAATTTCACGTTGTGACCTATTGTGATGATTTAGACGGAAATACTTATTGGAGTACAGAACTCGATGCCATTACTGTAAGTGGGGTCATCGCCTGGATGCCCTTGCCCGAACCGTGGAGAGGTGATGCGGAATGATCAAAGCATTTTTTGTTGTCATTGATATTTGTATCATGTTTATCGGATGTTACTGTGTGGCAAACGACAATATCAGAATCGCGGGGCTTTGTATAGGTTTGTTGTGTGGATTTGCTATAAATCATCATTTGGGGGATTAAATGACTAGAGCGGAAATCAGAAGACAGAAACGTCAAGAGGAAAAGGCCGACAGAATCTATCATGTAACAAAAGCACAACTTGACAAGATAGTTGCAGATGCAACCGACAAGGCACTTGACAAATTGATGCTTGAAAGGTTAGAACAAAACATCACAGTTATGATGTCTTTGCCGTTGGTATCCCTTCACGATCGGTTTGGTTTCGGGCCTAAAAGAACCAGAGAACTTCTGGATGATATGATGGTCAAATGGGATTGCATGAACGAAGATTACAAAGCCCACCGGCGCGAAGGATACAGCTTTGATACTTTCGTTAACATCCTCAAGGAAGAAAAGGTTATTGATATTGTTGCATACCTTAACGAACGGGCAAAAGAAAAGGAGTGGTTAGCTTGAAGGTTAAACTTGATGTTGGAGCGCACAAGCCAATAAGAGCGCACGACACAGATGCAGGACTTGATTTATACGCTTACAACGGGGGATATATTCCACCGCACGGAACAAAGACATTTGGCACAGGTGTTCACATTGAATTACCGCCCAGAACTTGTGGCCTTCTGGTAAGCAAGTCTGGACTGCTTACAAAACACGGTATTTCTTCAACAGGGTTAATTGATGAAGGTTACACAGGTGAAATCAAAGTAACACTTATCAATAACAGCGATGATGATTATTTTGTTTCATCGGATGATAAAATATCACAGCTTGTTATAATCCCATGCAGATATGAGCCGGTTCAGATCGTAGACAGTTTAAACGGTGGTAAACGTGGTAATAACGGCTTCGGGTCAACAGGTAAGTAAAACATGGTTTGGGTAGAATACCAACGGTTAAAAGCCGAATATGACCGCTCACAGGGGCATCTAACGGCGTTACTGGATAAACAGGAAGAAATCTTCTGGAAGACGCAACCGGCTGCAATTAGATACGATAAAGACAAGGTGCAAACATCACCGTCAGATCATATCACGGATTTATTAGTTAAGTCGGCTGACCTTGATAAACTTATCGAAACAGCCAGAAAGACAGTTGATGAAAGACAGCATCTTTTATTGCTGAAAAGAAAAGAACTTAGGCAGTCAATGGATATAGAGGATAAAATATACACTTTGTATTTTATTGACCGAATGAGCGTTAACAAGATTGCTTACTGTATCGGATATTCCAAAAGACAGGTATACAGGATCATCAAACACCAGAAGGAAACCGACCAGACAAGAAAACTGATTGAATGAAAAGATGTCACAAAATGTCACTATCGCTATGTTAGAATAGTATCGTGAAAGAATAGGGCAACAGATTATCTGTTGCCTTTTTCTATGTAACCAGAGTGGAAAGCATCAGCTTTCAGAAATCATTTCTTTGGAGGGTATCATGAATAATGATTTTAGGCTTATTGCGTCACTTGAAAACAAATATGAAGTAAATGCAGATGGCACGGTAATAAGAAACGCACAAACAAAAAGACCGTTGAAAATCTTTGTAAAGAGCCACAACAGCAAAACACAATATTGTTGTACACAGGTAAATATAAATCACCGCATAAGAAAAGTATTTATTCACCGTGTAGTTGCTGAGTGTTGGCACGGGGAAAAGCCAGAAGGTTTACAGGTTGACCATATCGACAGGAACAGTCTTAATAACCATTATTCAAATTTGAGGTATGTAACAAAAAGCGAACAGATGCTGAACAGAGATTATTCTGTATTTCAAGACAGGCTTATGGAGAATCTTGCAAAGAGAAACAAAGGAAATATAAATCCTGTAACACTGTTGCGAAATGGCGAAGCCTTACATTTTTCAACAGCAAGACGGGCTGCGAAATACCTTACAACGGTATACCCAGACAAAAAAGAAAAGTCATTCAATGACAAATTTTATTTAAGACGAAAAAGAATATTTGATTATGATGTCATCTATGAAGCACAGAGAAAGGTGGTGTGATAGGTGAGCAAGACGTTTTTACAGAGTAACTTCGGAACTGTGAAAGGTGTTTCAATGGCTGCATCTGGTTGCGGACCTACGGCGGTTGCTGACATTGCCTACAACATTGACAAGGATATTAAGCCCGATGAGGTAGCAAGATATTTAATCAATAACGGCTATATGTCTTCGGATGGCACAACAAGAACCGGCATTACCGCAGCACTTAAAAGATACGGGTTACAGTCTTTATACGCAACACCGGAACACACGGGTAATGAAGAGTGGAAATTCTTTTACGATCTTATCAAGCAAACAAGAGATCATAACTGTTGGGCTATCGTTTTAGCTGTGGGAGCAAAGAACGGCGGTGATTCCAATAAGTGGACACGGGGCGGTCATTACATCGCTATCACTGACTATGACCCGAAGACAGGTTATATCTATGTTCGTGACCCGGCAGGACGCAACACAGGCTATCACGATCCGAACACGCTTAAATACTGTGCCAATGCTATGTGGTTTATCTGTAAACAATACTGATGAAAGAATACGCAAAAGGTTTCTACAAGTCGCAAGCATGGAAGAAATGCCGTGATGCTTACACAAAAAGAGTTGGCGGTTTATGCGAAGAGTGTTTAAAGAACGGAATGTATAAGCCGGGTGAAATCGTACACCACAAGATACATCTGACACCAAGCAACATACACGACCCGACCATTGCATTAAACTTTGATAACCTTGAACTGCTTTGCCGAGATCATCACGCAGCGATGCACAGCAAACCGAAGCGGTACAAGGTTGATGAATTGGGAAACGTCACAACAACAGGCATTTAAACCGCCCCCTGTGTTTAATTTTGACGCTATACGCCCCGGGAC